CGTTAACGTAGGGACCTGCAAGGGCAGCACCTGGAGCAGCGAAAGCGACGGCTGCAGCAGCAGCAGCGAAAGCAGTTTTGATCATTTTTGTTTTCCTTTGAGTTACTTGCGGAATGGTTACCCGCAGATGTTGGATGAGGTTTTCCCCATCGCATGAATACAATTTATCAGGGTTGCAAGGAAAAAACAACCCCCCTTGTGCCAGTTTTGAATACGGATATCCGATCGGTCAGATAACGCTGACTTATCAGTTGAGATTGATGATAGATCCAGTAATGGTTGTGGGACCTGGCAGACCAGAAACGACTGCTCCTAACGTACCTGTCATCGTCGCTACACCACCTGTCGCCAGCATATTGACAGCACCTGCTCCAGCGAGCAGAGAGGCGGCACCAGCGCCAGCAGAAACGGTGTTTGTACCAGCAAGTGCAGTTGATAGAATGTTACCTGCTACAGCGGTGATGTCAATGTTTCCAAGCAACAATCTGATCGATAGTGCTGTTCCTCTGTCCTTGACCAACTGACCAGGACCACCCGCTGCTTCGATCTTGGTAGCGCCAGCAGTTCTCAAAACTTGGTCACCAACAGTTGCCGTGTTATCCGCACCCATCTGTACATTGTTTGTGGATCCTCGTGGGTCTAGTTCTACCTTCGACTCCTCACCAATCTGAATAGTTCTCTTCTGTCCAAATACTGTCTCAGACCTATTCGTATAGAGATATTCCATCTGACCAGCTGCCATGCTAATGGTGCCGTCACCAGCAATAACCTGAATATCACCACCAGCAAGTTCAATGTTAGATGCATCCAAGATGATCTTTGCTGCTTTTAGTGTAAGTGTACCGAGACATTCAACTAGAGAATCAGCGGTTGACAGAACTTTCAATGCACCATCCTTAAATGGTTCTCTGTCACCACACTCAATTGACAGTCCCCTTTCTGCCTTGAGAACTGTTGCACCTGTAGATTTAAAGGAAAGTTTACCGCTATCAGGTCCTTTCTCTCTACTATGTGGTCCAGAGTGGACAATTACTTGACCCAATCTTGTCATTGCTATGCCAGTTCCACCAGCACCACGAAGTTTTACTGCTTCTACTTCCTTCGTGTTACTAAAAAGTCTACTGTACAAATGGCAATCATATGATAATATATGACTCTCTATTAAAAATCCATCCTTTGAGATACTCTGAGTCTCATTGGGAGTAGATGGTTTAGCAATAGTCTCAGGAACTCTTGCAGGTGTCTTAGGTGTATTTGTTTTCGTAGAAGCGTTAATTTTTGCTGTACTAGATGTCATAATTTACTCCTACGGACAATCAACATAACGACCAGTGCCGATCTTGGTAGAACCAACAGCGGCAAGTGTTGGGGTATCTAGACATGCGAAGGATGGAATCCATTTCGCACCTTGACCACCACCACCAATAATTAGAACCTCTGGGTATTCTTCAAACGTTGTCTCTCTATCTAAGATTCTGACACTGACAACTCTTCCATCTTCAACAATTGCTTCAGCAACGTCATCTCTGCCATTAATCCAAACAGTAGGAGCACTGGTATATCCTTGTCCTGGTCTAATCATAGTAAATGCATCGATAATGCAACGAAGACCATTTGTTTCTGGTCCATTTAATTTATATCCAACACCAGGATTTGTAACTCTAATTTCAGTCACAAATCCATTAGGATCAAGTAATGCTTGAGCAGTAGCACCATATCCTCCTCCGCCAACTGTGACATATGGTGGAATTACATATGGACCGCCTGGTTTCTTGACAGGAATTGTAATAATTCCACCAATTGGATCTGTTACAGGATCTCCTGCTTCTGGTTCTTCTGGTTCAGTGATAATAACAGATTCATCATCTTCACCGACACCAATATCAAAGTCATCAATATTTTTCTGACTTGCAATAACAACATTCTTTGCTTGTGCTTTACCAGACAAAGTAAATGTCATAGTCTCTGCAATTTCAATCTCTGCATCTTCTTCAATACCCACAACTACAGATGCTGTGCCACTATCAATTACAGCATAACCACTCAATTCACCACCAACAATATCAGTAGTAGTGATATTTGTTCCGCTAATAATCCATGGAACAATTGTGCCATCAGGGACATTCAGTGTGTTGATAGTAAAGACTACAAAATCTCCTTCTTCTACAATAGTCTTATCAGCAAGCAACTGATATAGAACAGCATTAGGATCATCAGTCTCACCATCGCCATCAAAGTCACCAATTACACCTGGGTCTTCTGCTATGGGGAAAATATCCGTAATTTCTTTGACTGGATCTCCAATAATAGAAATATATGGATTGTTAACTTCTACGCCATCACCATCTGTTGCACCAGGAGGAACAGTAAAATCTTTTGATTTGATAGTACAAATACCGATATTCTTAATGAAAGATACTCCAGCAATTCCTGCTTTAGATTTTGGTGTAACATTTGCAAGAATTACTTTGAAATCTTCTCCACCTATCTCTAACTCATCATCATTAAGAGTAAATACTTCAATATTTGCTTCTACCTGTCCCTTCTCAAATACAACAATTCCTTCTGCTTTAATATAGTCAGATCCTGCCTCTGCGGTATCATCAATAGTTTTGAAATTCAGGGAAGAAGTATATTCTGTTGATCCACTCCTTGTTACTGTGAACTTAGCAACCTGACCCTCAGCAACTTTAATATCATCAATTTCATATACAATTTTTGGAGCTAATATAGTTCCAGATGTGCTACCAGGAGTTCCTCCAATAAATCCAACACTAGTGTTGCTCAGAGGTGTTCCAGTGTATGCATCAGAACATGTGTATGTTGTGTTGTCAAATCCTAGGTTAGGGGCAATGCCATCAATATCATCTTCAAGATCAGCAAGCAGTCTGTCTAGGAAATTATCTTCATCTTCTTCCTCATCTTCTCCACTGTCACCACCATTCGTACACGATTTCTTATACTTTGCACATCTCTTATCACCACCGCCGCAAGTGATACCAAGAAGAGAAAGAATCTGGTTAATTGTATCGCCAATGATATTCAACGCATCTCCAACTGGACCCAAGATGTTGCTGATGAATCCAAGAATTTCACTGACAAGATTGTTGAGTTCAGACTGAATCCTATTGAGTACACCGTTAACGAGAAGATCTACCTGACATGCTGCTGCTCTGTAAATCTGATCAACATAACTCATGATGATATCAGTGAGGAACTGTGCAAGTCTCTCACCAATGTCTGCCATTTCACAACCAAGTTTTTTCAGTTGCTTATTGAAAAATTCTGTAACGGGTGTTAGAGCATTTCCAGTCTCATCCTGTCTAAGGATTGCTTTGACTAGTGCATCAACACCAAGTTTCAAACCATTCTTGACGATTCCTTTTACTTTTGCCAAAAACAGTTCAGTTACTGCAATGAACTGGTTTACATATTTTGTGACATCACCAATAGCATCAGAAGCTTCACCAGTCGCTCTGCTAACTAACGCTGTTCCAATGTTACCATTATTGTTTTGGATCTCAGCAAGCATATCTCCTAAGAGATCTGTAAATGTCCATCCTAAATCCTTTTCCTTACCACAACTGTCTGCTAGTTTGACGCAGATATTTTCTTCTTCTAGGTCTGTGAGAACATTTAATGGTGGTGCTGCTTTTGGTGCTTCGTCTGCTCCTGGCGTTGCTGTACTACCAGATCCTTCTGGTGTTACTGTAGTTGCTGGTTCTGTTTGTGCAACTTCACCAGATTCAACAGTTGTTGCTTCTACCTTTGCAGGTCCTTGTGTATATGGATTGTTCCTAGGATCTAAGTATGTTGTAAACGAGTTACATTCGCCTGGTTTGAACTCATTGATCTTGCCAGTTGCACCCATAAGTTGGGGCATCTGTCCCATAATGATTGGTTTTTGTTTATCTGGATCCATGTAGAATCCGATAACCCAGTTACCAATCTGCAACTTTGGAGCACCCTGAACTGGTCCTCCAACTGTCATTGGAGCAGTAACAGGCATCATCACGCTTGCCCATGGCAAATCACTACTGCCGACGATCTCGCATGTTTTTACATGCTCGCCAACAATACGCACCTTATAACGGAACGACCCCTTTACTGCAGGGTCGTCCTTACTTAGTGCTTCAATTTGCCCGATCCACCAATTGAATCCGTCAGATCCAATTTTGTAAGAAGGCAATAACCGTGATAATGCCTCATCCATACTCAATTATCATGCAACTTACACTCTGGTGCTCCTGGTTCTTGATCGCAATAAAGTTCGAGTGGTGTGGGATCGTGATGATCTCCTGCCTCAATCTCTTCTTTATGATGCTCTACCCAATCTTCGAGATCATGCAGTTCGCCTTCAATATGACGACGCTGCTGTGGGGATGTCAGAGGATTCTGGAGAATCTCTTTATCCTTCTCGATATGCTGTTCGATGCTGTCCATGTGTAGTACCTCCTTTGTTATTTATTAGTGGTTTGAGTCAGTATCAGGCACACCATATGCATCTCTTAGAAGCACAAGTGTGGTTTCAAATTTTCCGTTTGTACCAGATGATGTGTCATATTTTTGGATTACTTCATCAATTAAATAGACACCGCTACTCTCCAAATCATACGGTTCTTTGTTTCTGTCGTTAGATGGTAGTTTACTCTTCAATTGTATATCAACTAGATCTCCAGCGCAAATCTCTGAGTTGCCAGGTATGACTACTGTAGCTCTTTGATTTGTTAAACTGGTGTACCTAGACAAAGACTGTGCAGTAAAATACTTCTGCCAGTCAGCAAATGGTGCTGGTGCCGTAGAACCAGCATCAGTTTCAGGATCCGCTGGAGTACCACCAGCAAACCAAGTTTCATGATCCAAAATTGTGGACATGTACCTAGTGGGATACTCAGATAATTCAATCTCAGTTGTTGGGATCAAGTCCAACTCTCCAGATCCTAGATGCTCCATCTTATCGTAGGAGTCTTTTAGATTATAGGCGTATTCGTCGTATTGTCCAGTAGATGGATTAAAAAAGATCATCAAACTCGAATATTTGCCGACTCTAAGATTTGACATCACATCAATCTCGGATGTAAAATTGGATTTCAATATACTAAATTGAGGATCTGCATTATCATCATTTGCAGGAGCATCCACATATGGTCCCCAAGGTGGTCTATCTTCGTTGTCTAACTTACACAATGCATCGATAGAGTAGAAATTAAATCCCTTCTTAGATTCCCAGAAAAAATATCCAGCAGTTCCACTAATGGACTCATTAGCAGAGTTTGCGCTAATAGTTCCTGATCCCCACTTTTGCTGCTGAGGAACAGTCTTTGATGTGATTGAATGGATAATATCAAATGGTCTTCTACGATTGGGAAGTAATTTAATTTCAAACTGCGAGGGATCAGTGAAAACATCTTTACTTGTCTTCAAAACACCCTTCAACAAATCTGTATCAACAATCTTCTCTGGTTTGCCCTCAAGAGGAGTTTGAACTCTTAATCCCTCATTGATGATTGCTTCTCTACTAATCAGTCCTAGAGTGTAATGCTGCTTCTGATCTGCTACAAATCGATTAGCAACTTTCCAAACATACAATTCATATAAAACATCATCTTCATTCTGATTATTCTTAATTGTATCAGTAAGTGTAACAGATACTTTTTCTCCACCCGAATAAGCAATCAAATCAAAAGCACCAGCAGAGTCAACAATAACCATACTACCACTGACAAAAGGAGATGTAATTTTCTCACCATAAGAAAACGATGCACAGAGATTTGTTATATCTCTCGTCTCTCCTTTCTTGTCAGTAACAACCACCGACTTAAATTTAAATGATCTGGAAGTTTTTAATTCTGACATTATCTTAGACTCTGGATATAAACGTTATAAAGTTGTCTAGCCTGATTTTCTTGGGTTGCTGTCCAACCTTCAAGATATGTAAGTTCTGGGACCACCGCTGATGGGCGTTCAAGTAAAACTATGCCAGAACCTTGTGAAGCTGTCATTTCTGCCAGTTCTTCTTTATAACTAGCAGTATTTAACAATGCTCTCGCACCACCAGTATCAACTGCTCGGGTTATAGCATTTATAGCACCAATATGTTTTTGACGCTGTTGATCATAATTTTGCTGTTGCTCAGCATTCATTAAATCATATTGAGTCTTTGGTTCAGGAATACCCAACTCAGCATTCCATTTGTATTTTTCTGCTCCTTCTGATTTAATTTCTGCAGCATATACTTTATCTGGGTTCATGTCTGCCCAGAGTTTTAACCAATCTTGCTCCATCTGTGGCGTCCAAGTTTTACCAGCTGCTTGAACTTTAGCAACTGCATTTTCATATGTTACTTCATCACCAGTATCATTAATATTAACTTCAGTTGCACTGTGTACTTTAACATCTCCACCGCCTCGAATCAAGTTATTGATTCCATCGATTCCAGCATCAAATATACCAGTTGTTTTAGCAGTTGCCTCAATGTATCCACTACCAGTTTCAATGTGTAAGTGTGGTCCTGTGCTCAGTCCAGTGTTACCAACCTTACCGATTACAGTTGCATCGCCTTCACCATCAGATCCAACACGCTGTCCTTTGGAAACATTGACTGAATCAAAGTGTGCCATCTTAACAATAGTTCCACTGTCAGTCTTGACAACAACAAAGTTTCCATATCCACCATTTTCATTACCAGGATCATTTGCATCTCCAATAATTCCAACATCAATAACTTTTCCTGGTGGCAAGAATGAAATAGGATCTCCTTGATTGAAGTTGGGTCCAGAAAGATCATATCCAGTATGACCACCAGGATCACCACCAGATCCTAGACCATCTTTAACACCAACACCTCTGCTGATAACAGACTGTGTTACTTTTGCTCCACCACTAGCAGTCATCTGCGGACCAACTGATTGATTGAGTCCAAATAATCCCTTCAAGAAATTCACACCTCTAGTGAGATGTCTTCCAGCGCCAGCAAGTAATCTATTAAATGCATTGGCAATAAATGAGAACATCCCTTTCATGCCATCAGCAAATTGCTTTGCTCCTACACCAGTAAAATATGTTTGATATGCTCTTCTTTCGATATCAATTTGTAAGTTTCTCTGTCTACTAGTGAGTTTAGTTTCTCTTGTCCAATATTCTCTCCAATAATTCCTATCGATTGGATCAACGCCAAGATTTCTCTTCTGCTCCTCATTTTCAGATGCAGACAAGGACCTTGGAACAACACCACCCTCAGCAAATCCAGGTGAGTTTTGCATCTCATTGATGTCCTTAGCAACCAACGCTGCATCAATACCAACCGAGATAGCAGTGCCAACACCAGGAACAGTAGATGCGACACCAGATGCTACTTCACCAAGGGCACCCAAGAAATCACCTTTCATTGCTCTTTCAATACCAAAAGCAACACCAGCAACTGCACCTAACAGTGGAATCTTTTTAGCAAGAGACTTGGCAATACCTTTACCAGCAATCTTTGCTGCTGATTTACCCATCAACTTACCAACAATCTTACCACCAAGTACACCAACTGGTTTGATTGCTTTTGCACCAATTCTTCCTGCTCTTGCTAGAGCACGTCTGCCACCACGACCAATCATTCTCTTGATTAGAGTTTTACCTCTTCTCAATCCAAATCTACCAATATCACTCGCTGATC